TTATATTTCTTAACCTGTGCAGAATCAGTATGTACACCTGTAATTGAGTAATTGTTATCCAACTTAGCCATCCTAAATGGATTAGAATTAGTATCACCATTACAAACATATAAAGTATTAGTGTCTTTATTATATGTCATCGTGTTACAATGACCTAACTTTTCTACATCACTAAAATCTACTCTACGTTTCTGAGTATTTAAATCATCACCATCTAAAATATACAATACTTGATTTGTATTGTCTGAATTGATAGTAGCAAGTACAAACTCATTTCTATTAGAATTATAAGCAAAACCCTGACACTGATTAACCTTATTTGTATCTAACTCTACAGACCTTACATATTCAATATTAGTAGGTGAAGTAATGAACATATCATCATTCTTAATGAAAGGAACTTTATTATTAAAAGAACCTAATACAATAACATCCTTACACTCACCAATAAAGATGTTCTTAGACAACTTATATACACCAGGACTAATAATTAAGATTTTACCCCTCGCATCATTAACGCACTGCTCAAACTTAGCTGTATCATCAACAACACCATCAGCACCCATCTTATACTCTTCTGTAGCGACAATGTCGCTATGACCAGTCCTAAGATTAGCTAACCTAGTATCTACAATATTATCAATCTTAGTGTTAATTGCCTTAGATGATTCTTTAATCTTATCGTCTACGTCTTTTGCAGTAACAGTAGTAATAGCACCTAGCTTCCTCTTAGCCTCATCTATATAGTTATTAACTGTATTAGATAAAGTTGAAGTTGCTTCTGTAACCTTTGTATTTACAACTCTCTTAGCTTCCTCAGTAATAGATGCTACTTTAGGGTCTACCTTCTCATTAATCATCCTAGTAACAGCTGTATCAGATAATGTACTACTTAACCTACTATTAATGATAGGTGTAACTACTGTATCAACCCTCTTAGTCACCTCTCTAGAAAGATTATCATTTACAATACTAGAAACCTGTGTTGGAACTGAACTAGCAAGCTGTTTAGTAACCTCTGACTCAACCTTACTAGGAACTTTAGCGTCAAGTTGTTTAGTAACCTCACTAGACATCATAGCAGGCCCCTGTAAACCTACCTCTTTCTGTACAAGCGGCCCTATAGAAGAACCTACATGAGATACTACTAAATCATCAATCTCACTAGAAGATAATTGCCATATAGACTGTTGCGACCATTTACCACTAGATGTAGCACTACCACTCTCTTTACAGAACCACATAGTACATTTATCATCTGAATTTAAGATATCTAAGTTATAGATAATATCCCCTGCTTGCCAAGCATCACCAGTATAAGGACGTTTCTCTGTACCAATAGGGTAACGATAGTCATTGTAGATAAAATGTACTACATAGTCTTGAAACTTATTTCTATGTACATTGATAGTTAACTTATGAATTGGCGGATTTTCAGGTATGGTAAACTGACCCCCACCATTAGCTTTAAGATAGTTAATAACGTCCTCTATCTTCTCTTTAGTAAAGTCATCATTTCCAGTGTATAATGAAATAGGTACAGTAGGTAATGACTTTAACACATCTTCAAGTGTTAAAGTCTCACCACTATCTGTAACTATCTCAACCATTTTATACGGAATTTTATACATCTATACCTACCTTAAAAATCAAAATCATGAACCCTCGGCCACCCAGTAACACACATTAACTTACAATTCTCAGACCAAGACATTTCGCCAATATTAGTTGAACTTATCAAGCTATCACCGAGTTTTAATTGCCAAAACAACCCATTGGAACTCAGCATATAACCACCAACATTAGGACTTGACCTCTTACCTACCTCTATTGAAAATTTTAACTCACCAACATGGAATGAACATGGAGCCATCCACCCAAAACCATCATCAGGCACTAACCAAAAAGTAATTATCTTATAATCTTTAAAAGGTGCTCTAAGTCTCAAATTTCTATTTTTAGCATCATCAGGAGATTTTACCCAATCAAAGAGTAAAACATCAACTAAACCAAAGTCATCAGGATAAACCGGTGAAAATTTTCTATCAGCAACAGGATTTTCCCAATTACCACCTCTTGTATACATCTGACCAGAGAACTGTTCAATCCATATCTGCATACTTTCATTAGTATCGTCTATACCAAGAGGTAAATTAATCAACTGACCATATTGTGTAGGCTGATTCTTAAATGTATTATTCTTAGTATAATATGTAGAAAATGTGCCTAACTTATTAATCTCAGAATTTGTTGTTGGTAATGGGAAGTTTTCAGGTTTATTATGTAACATAGCGAAAGATGTATGAGCATGATTATTAGGGTCAATATTTACAAATCTTCCACCTAATGACTCAATAACTCTTAAATCGCCACTAACCTTAGTATCAACAGAGGTACCACTACGATAAGAAATATCCCCACCTCTATAATAGAATAGATTACCTTGTGAGTTACTTATCAAGTCACCATAACTATAAGTCCCACCCTGTTTCCACTCTTTAACACCACCAATACCATTATTGGATGATAAATCTAACCAATCAGATTTATTTGAAGAACCTAATGCAAAACCAACACGTTTATTTGTCTTATCATAAGCGAATTGACCTTCAAAATCAGGTTTGTTATCTAAATTGCCACTCCGATTAAAATGGTCTATAGATGCATACCCACCAGTACCATCAGAAATGTACCCAAGTTTTCCACCATACTTGGTAGCAAGTTGTGTACCAATAACCTGACCTCTCGTTGTATTAGGATATGTTGGTGTAGTGGCTACGTCTTGAAATCTAACCTGCCCACCACCTGTCGTTTCACTTGATGTGTTTTTAGTTGCGGCACCATTAACATTAATATCACCCTCAGTAGCATAATACATAATACTCACAAGATTATCAACAGTATTTGAACCAACAACAGTTACTGTAGAACCCTCACAAGAACGAATACCATACTGAGCATTACCTTTAAATGTACATGTATCAACTGTAACTATAGACCTAAAAGCATCAATGTGTATAGTTTTAAATGTTGAAGTATTGCTTTTATTTGCAATAGCACTATTAGTGATAAGGAATTTACATCTCTTAAACATAACTGTAGCATCTGAAATTCCAACACTATTGAAACTATAACTTAATTTACTAACAACATCATTTGTGTATAAATTATCTCCTATACTGAATGTGATATTATCAAATGTAACATTATCACACATCGTAACATATGTAGGTGGTAGTATAGCCTCACTATTACCTGTGTTAACAAACCAAACTTTACCTCTCAGACCAGCAAGCCTAAGAATTGTTGATGTACCACTAGCAGGACTTAAAAAATTGTAATTTCTAACGTCTCTAGTATAATCACCAGGTGCTATATTAACACGAATCTCACCCATACTAGTAATATGAGCATACCTTACAGCATCTGTTAAATATTTAAATGGCTTATCTTTATCACCAGTACTATCATTCCCACTATAACTAGCATCTACAAAGATATGACCACCAGACTCAGCTGTTAAATATGCACAATTATCAGGATAACCAACCTCTAATTTTTTATTGTATGAAATATTGTCACTAAGTGAGCTATAAGAAATATGTATATCCTCTTTCTGATTAGCTAAGAAATATACATTTGAACCCATATCAAATAAATAAGCTTGATAGTTGAATTTAGTACACAAAGCTAACTGCCACTGATTAGCGGTAATAACAGCATCCCTAGGACGCAACTTTCTAAATGATAATGGCATAGATGCTATTGAGTGATGATTAGACTTTAGCAAGTCAATATTAGATGGAAGTATATCTATATACTCTCTCATTACTTCTTTATCAGCATCACCCTGTGTTAAGAAATTCCTACCAATATAAGAAACTAATAAACAAATAGATGTATTGTTATAATTCTCATTAACCCAACTAGAATTATGTTTGGCTATAGCTGTTGTATCATTATTATGGAATAACAACTTAGCACCATGAAAATCAACCTCACCTGTAGGTGCTGAACTAAATGGAATATTTCTAGTTGTTGCTACATTTTTATGCTCGTCATAAGCATATTTTAAAGCATCACGGGTCATACCATAAGCACCTGTAATACCATTAGGATATTTGGTTACATCTTGTACATAAACCTTACCAACTAAACCCTCATTCATTAAGCGAATTGCATTCCCATAATGGTCTTTGTGCCAATGAGTGATTAACAAGAATTCAAACTTAGTAATACCATTCTCACCCATAGAACGTTTAATTGAATTATAACCACCATCACCTGTTGATTTAGAGAAAGTATCAACCATAAACCAATACTTTTTATCAATACCAACAAAGATACAATCACCTACATCAAAAGTACTAGCATCATCCCCACTCTGCTTAGCACCAAACATAGGGTAAACGACATCTAATGATTTCTCTGATGACACCTCATCTATCTGTGCTTTAATACTCTTTACCAACTCTTTTAATTCATCAATATTTAAAGTTGTTAAGATATACTCACTACTACCAATTAAGTCTTTTAACTTTTTATCTAGAGCAGTAACACTTGTATTTACTTTTTCATACTCACTTTTTAGTCTTGTCAAATCAGTAACAAGACTTACAGTTGAATTATTTGTGTACAATGAATGAGTTTGTTGTAAAGAAGAATATAACTCAACAAGCCTTGATTCTAAATTTCTAGCAGAATCATACTGTTCTTTAGCATTGGCTACCACAGAACTAATATCTTGTAAATATTGATGTAAATCATTCTTAATAACATTAGATTTAATTGTTACAACCCTTACATCATCCGTAGCTTTTCTATCAAATAACAACTCAATCTCTGTAGGTGAATTTTCTCGATAATCCCTATCTTTCCATTGAAGTACACCATTACAATACACGAACACTTGATTACTATTATAAGGTGTATTTAATGTAATGACCTTATTGTCACTACCACTAAAGTTTTCAACCTGATACTTATCACCCAAAGATAGTATAATGTCTCGAAGAATGTTGAACTGCTCATCGTAAATCTTCCATATCTCCTTAAATGAGTACCCATTCCCATTTATTGTCTTAAAAGGTTTAATTTCCACTAACTACTACCCCTCTTACACCTTTAACTCATTAATAGCACCAGTAATTGTTTTACTAGTTGTCCTTAACACATCATTACCAACTAATGCATCTATCCTATCAACTGTACGTGATAATCTATCAACTGTACTAGATAATGTATTTACAGTCGTAGATAATGTGTTTACAAAATCCGATATAGACTCTAAAGCTACAATGCTTTTATCTAATCGATTAACAGCATCTACTACATTCTTTGAGTTACGTACTGTTATATTACCACTACCCATTTTATCATTAACAGACTTTAACTCTTCTTTAGTTGCTATCTTTGAAACACTAGAAAAAGAACCATCTCTATTTGTCTCAAACACAACATTCATAGTATGATTTATTCTTGTATCAACAGAAACCATCTGAGTCTCAACCTGTTGTACCCTATCAGGTAATGGAGCGATACTCATACTAGCTAAATCTTTAATTTCTGTATATGTCTGACCAAAACAAGCTCTAGTCAAATAATTAGAAACTTTTTCTAATGTCCTAACATCTGTAACACTAGCAACACCCTGAGTATTAGCTAACTCTTTAAGGTAGCTTGATGCTAATGATTTTACTAAATCACCAGCAATATTATTAAAATCACTCTTTAAAATGAAAAGAGTATTACTTTCTGTTTTTGTATACACGTCATCATCAGCCTTAGACTGATTGATAAATGTAATAGGATTGTCTTTGAAGATTCCCTTTAAAATCTCTGAAATCACTTTTATCTTATCGATTGAGTATTTACCAAATGTATCGGGCCCCCAAAGTTCCTCACCATTTTCTGATTCTATTCTTGTTGACATACCCTATATAGCCTCACCCATGATACTATGTGCTATTCTAGAGAAATATTGATTATTAAAGATATAATCACCAACATCTCTCAAAAAACAAAAAGTATCATTATCTCTTCCCTCTAATTTAAAGTGCTTAACACCATTATCTATTAATAAATTAATCTCAGATTCAGACATTGACACACCCAATAAAGGGAAACGCTCTCTGACATCTAAACACCATGTATTAATTGTATCTAATTTATCTTTCTCTAATGAGCAATCCTCACCACTCAGTAATTTCTTACTTAAATCTACCTGAGCAATATAATGTTCACCAGCCTTAGGACAATCAGGGAAACACCTATGATTAGTTATGAACTCAACCCTATCAATATGCTTTAACCCATGAATTAAATTAGCATCATTCCATTTATTAGGGTTCACTACCACAATATCAAATAAATCAAACAACCTATTATAATAATCTACATTATCCTTACCTAACCCAACTTCAACAGACGGCTTAACTTGTGATGAAATTAATTCTAAAGAGTTGTAATTATTGTAGATGTATTCACCTAACAACTCAGATGTCAAAATAATACCATTCATTCTAACACCATACTTTTGATTGTTATCCTCTAAATGTTGCATAAGTTGATTAGAAACGCTATCTTTTAATTCATCCTTAGTTACGTACATAGAAGAAAATGTTAACCTACAACCAACACCTAACTGATTATATCTATCAATAATCTTAAAAGTATCTTCCATTGATGCATCTTTAGGTGTAACTCTACCCCCAACTAATACAGTTGGTATAGTACCAAATACATATTTAACAGGATTGACTAATCCTAATTCTCTCATCACAATAAATAACTTTTGTATATAATCATCATGTGAATATAATGCACCAATATTCCAATCTATGTTATCAGAATTATAACTCTTTAAAACACCCATTATTTGTTGTCCTCTTTTGTATCTTTTAACTCTTCTCGTATAGATGATAACTCACTAGATAAACTCTCTATCATCTGCATTGCTTTATTTAAAGTATCAGTTGTTACTGCTAAATCCTCTTTAGCCTTAGCCAACTCTAACCTAGCATCATAATTCTTTTGCTCTTCATCTGTCTTCTTAAACATCGTACAGAACATTCTTTGTACTCTTTCAGGCATATTAAACCTCCACTCTATCCTATGTAATAAAAATATAGAGATGTAGCAATAACCACATCTCTATACTATCAATACTATATATACTTGAAATCTTAAACTAAAATTATAGATTAAGTCCTATATTCTTTTTCTTTAAAGATACAAGCAAGCTTTTTAACTCTAGGACGATTAAATGCCTGTGTAGTATTTAAGTCAATTCTAATCTTGAAGAACTTAGAACCCCTAGATGCATTATTAGTAACCATACTATTAATCTTATTAATATTCCATGTATACTGTTTAAACTCCTCATCTACATTTGTAATAGAATCCAAAGATACAGTTTTAACAGTATTACCACTAATATTAACAGTAGTATTATCAGTTGCTAATTTTACCCAATCACCATCTTCTTTATCCATATAAAATACTTCCATAGATGTATTTTGTGGTAAAGCGGCTTGATAACTAATCTTCAATGCTTGATAAGGGTTAGCGAAGTTTGTCTCATCAATAGATTTAGAAATATATGTAGATTGTTTACTATCTAAGAATGTACGTAAAGCAACCCTATCTCTAGCAATAAACGGTGAAGTACTAAAATCAGTTGTAATTTCAGCCTTTAAGTCAATATTCCTAGCATATGACTGTAAATCCCTAAATACCAAAGTATCAATACTCAACCAATCAGATGGAACCTCACCAACACCTGTTTTAGTGAAACGATAGAACCATTTCAAACCTGTTCTACTAGAAGATACGTCTTTACTATCACTATCGCTATCAACTTCATAAGAAGCATCCAACATAACACCAGTAATATCAGTTAAAGGTACGTTATTAAATACAATCTCACCATTACCTGTATATTGAGTACGATATAATTTAAACATCAAATCAGTACCTTGATGTGCTGTCCATGTACTAGCATTAGAAGAACTGAATAATACACCAGTAGCATATGGGTTAACAACTAATTGCTCATTCTTACCTAAGAATTTATCCCCCATATTAGCTACGTACATTTCATAGTCGTTACTGTCTGAAAGTACTACAAAACAATAATACTGCTTAGCATAACAATATACTGGTTGGTTTAATACAACCTCTGTAGCTACAGGAACATTCTTATCTGTAGGAATTTTAACATCTTTAGGGTCAATTACTACCTCAGCATAAACCTTTTCACCAGGATAGCCATTAACCATATTGCGAATTTGTAATACAGCAGGTCTTGTAGAAGATTTTTTAGCGAAGTATAAATCTAACTTAACTAAGTTCCTATCATATACATTATCCATAATAAATGACTGTGCCAAAGGGTCATTAGCATATAAGTTATCAACCTCAACCAACACTTTATAATGTTGTGTAACAGCAGTTGTATTTGTAACAGTTGTTGTTAAGATAGTACCATTAGCGGTATAGTTAGCTGTACCTGTATGAACCTCACCATTAGAATTTGTAGCTTGCATTTGAAAAGCTACAGTACCACAAGGAGTTTTATCTGGTACGGTGAATTTACATGTTACAGTACCATTACCATCTGCATTAACTGTTGTATATGTTTTACCCTCAACAACATAAGATGTACCTGTTGTACTTGTTCCTGTAGAAGTTAAACTAATAGGTCTACCATTGAATAAACCTCTAATATTTCTAGCGTTCGGCCCAAAAGCAAAACCTTTAACTTTTACATCCTTAACACGCATATACTCATAAACCGACTTAGCTACTGATTCAGAAACACTATTAGAAGTTGTAACCTCACCCTTAGTTGTTGTTTCCTTACGTTCAGTACGCATATAACCTCTTAGATTTTTAGTAGCATTTCTAGACCAATAACCATGACTATATACTTTAGTTGTTGTATCGTATTTAACATCCTCAACAGTATTAAATACATTAATTTTATTCGTGTTAACCCAATTATCGATAGCAGGGTCTAACTCAATCTTACAAAGCGGCCCATAACTAGCATAAGGGTTAACATTCATAGTACCTGTAGCATATGTTTGACTAACTGCCAATACATTTTGATATGGTGCAGAAATAATATTACCAAATGTAGCATAACTATCACTTGACCTATCATCAATCGTCATATCAACACTACCAATAGTGGCAGATGTTGTCAACTCACCTCTATCAAAGTCAATACAAGCTGTATAGGATAATCTACTAGCTGTATCTGTATATGTTAAGTCAGATTTATTGATATTTTCAAAGCTATCAGTAAAGTAACCAGATAGACTTGATAAATCCTCACCAGCCTCAATACTACGTTCCATATCTAAGGATGCAATGCTATCTTCTAACTTATTAATCCTACGCATCATTAATAACAAGTTATCCTGTGTTAACCTAACCCCATCATAATTTGTTACACTAGACAATTTTGTACCACTTGTATTTGTACCCAAAGCATCAGTAGGATATACATCTACATAACCTAATTCTAAATATGCTGATGAACCATTATAAGGAATGATTAAATCCTCAACCCTATCAGGTGTACCCTCAATAACACTCAAATAACCATCGCTATCTAACAAAATTAAATCACGTCTAGCTAGTGTAAAGTTATATGTAAAGTACATCAAAGAGTTTTCTGTAGGTTTACTACCATTATCTAACAATACAATATATGAGCCATCAACTGTATTTTCAACCCTAAAATCTGTACCCTCACGCATAGAATAATTGAAAATATAGTCAACATAATATGTAGTACCTTGTACAGGTTCAGTAGCACCATCACCTGTCAAAGACCAATCCACTTGGTCTGAGTATAATGAGTAATCCCTACCAGCAACGTATACAGTTTCTTTATTGTTTTGTGAGTTTTTAGTATAAACACTAACAATACTTTGTACAGGTGTATTATTTAAAGCCTCTTGACCACCTTTAACATTACCCCTAAACTTACGTTCGCCTGTTACAAGAACACTAGCAGTAAAGTTTTGAATTGATGCTACTGGTGAATTAGAAAGCTTATATTTACGAATTGAAGATTTAAAATAGTGAGATTCACTTGTAACTACCCTAGTAGATTTTGATTTATTCAATAAAATACTACTCATAGCTGGCTTAGTTACGTCATAACCACGAATATAAGCCTTACCAGCACTCACATACAACCGAATCTTGTCACCCTCATCTTCAGTAACAGACTGTAGGTCTAACCCATCTACTTTATAGTTACCATTTTCATCATATGTACGTTTAGCAAGTACATCATTTAAAATGGAATAGTTATCTGTTTTAGCCTCTTTTACTACAACTCCATCATTTAAGTTGTATACTACAGCAGAATAATCACCCAAAGCACTAGAATCGCTAATAACTGAGAAAGCTACAACTTGTTTTAACCGATTAGCACCAACTTGGTTGTAGTTCTCAGCATTTTGGGCAGGGTCACGTAAAGAACTATCTTGCGTAGCAGTAACAACACTAGTAACTAATGTAGCTACAACTCTCTCTTTACCAACACCTGTGATAGCTAATTTAACCTCTTCTGTATTACGAATTAAACCACCTAAATAAATCCTACCAGCACCAATAGTAATAAAATTATTAGCTATATTTACTTCGCAACCACTAATGACAAACCCATCTTTATATAAGGAATCGCCAATACGTGATAAATAATCCTCTTGAATAGACTGAATTTCATTAAACTCAGATGCCTGTTCTGCCCTACCAGGGATAGCTAAAACTCTAGTATACCCAGCTTTCCGATGCTCTGAATTTACGTCATCATACCTATCATAATAAGGACTTTGTGAAACAACGCTCATCGAATTCTCCTAACATTATAATTAAAACTCTAAGATAATTTTCAATTTTTCCCTAACATCACTATCACGATATACAGGCTTCCTAAAGTCAATTACCTCTAATAAACCTTTATCTGATACTTGATTAGGTAGAAGATTGTACACATTACCCTGAACAGAACCAGCTTTCTTTAAACCAGTATAAATACCAACCTGACGATATGGTTTATCTGTTGGTAACTCATCATAAGATAACTCAGTTGAGATATATACCCACCTAGCACCCTCAGTTACAGCATCTGTAGGTGAAACGATTCGCCAATTCATACCACGATATTCCAAAGAACCATTATCATCTTGAACTACCATAGCCTTAAACTCAGCTTTTTTAAAACCAACAATCTCTTTCATGTCATCTGTATTTTTAGGTACAGGTGGATTATTTTCATAATCCCTCGCTGTATCAAAATTATCAATATCACTAGCACTCCACGGAGTAGATTTACCAATAGCGAAGTAAATGTCATCTTTATTGTAAAAATCTAATGCCCTAGAAACATGTGCCTTTAACGTACAAATAGCCAAAACTGTTCCCCCATTAAATATATTTTCTATATACTAAAATAAATTATACTATTATATATTACTTAAACACCTAAGAAATACTACTAAATGAAGTATGTGTAAACTCTAATCTAACAGGTAAATCTTTGTCTGTATTTAATTCAACACCATGAGAATAGAACTCATCTCTATAATCCCACTCATGTAAATCAGCTACATCATCAACTGAATATAAAGAGTCACTAGGTAAAATAGGCTCTGCTTCAACAAAAGCATCAACAACACTAGTAGTTATACCACTCATCTTACCATGCTTAGACCTTATAGATGAATTCTCACTTCGTATTGCAGTTAGACGTACCTCTTTATGTACGTCTAAATCTAAACTGTTACTATAAACACTATTAATATCACGTGTAATAGAATCAATACCCTTATTATTATACGTATCTAAATACTCACCAGTATCAGCCTTTTTATAACTACTATCTGTTAAACTATCATTCCCATCAACAGAAAACTTATGCGTTAATACAGAAATAGGTAACGTAGAACATGCCATATTCATGATATATTCGTTATTTGTAATATTAGTCAAATGACCACTATGATATCTACGACCTCTAGTCTCACTATGAATAAGAATGTCCAAAAGTTCCTCCATATCAACTAACATATCTATCTCATAAGTGAAATCTATGTCAGTATCCCTGTCATATGGTGGATTTTCTTCAAACACATTCTTAGGATATATCCTCATTTTCTTGTAGAAAGATAATTCATTAAAAGAACCTATCTCTAAATTATCTATCCCATCATTAGGAAAGAATGATGACTCAATCTGAAATATATACTTCCTACCAGCAGGAGTTACCTCATAAATCCTACGTTTAACTTCCTTAGTTAAATTAGGAACAGACAATAATATAATGCCAGGCATATATGTTTTGCCATCTTCAAATACATGTGTACTTGAAAACTTAGATATGCTATGCCTAAAGATTTTATCACGTGGCAACTCAAATGTAGCAGACTGTGATGGCTGATAATAACCAGGAATCCATAAGTCACCACCAACCCAACCAACATTATCACCCCACGTTGCGGCGTCTATAATTGATTTTTTAGAACCCCTCTGCTCCCAAATGTTAAACATACGCATTGAAAGTTCTCTATTGAAATCATTCTTAGCTAAATGCTGATAAGTATAATTATTAAAAGCACCCAAAGACTGTAGAAACTTCATAGGTACTTTATCATTATTAATTAATGAGGTGAAATTCCGTATGTTCTCTTCATTAATATCAAACTGTTGTGTTAACAAGTAGAAGAAAACTAGGAAATTTTCATTCTCTCTATACTTCTCAGGTATTAAAGTCATGTATTTACTATTTTTTATTCTATCAATTAGTTTCATACATAACCCCTACAACTCTTCTACAATCCTAACTGTTACCTTACCCAATTTAGGGAATTGTATATTACCAACCTCAACATCTTTATTAGGTGTTCTTACCAATACATCTTTAATATAAGGAGAATAAGCCTTAACCCTAGATGTCATAAGTGAATAAGATATGTCTCTACCAAAAGACATATTCTCAGCACGATATGTCATATACAAGTATGATGCTATCTCAGACCTAAGCCTTTCTCTAGCTGTCTCATTATCTAGAGATAATACAACGTCAACATCAATATTAAAGTCAACACTCTCAACCTCTAATACATGAACAGTAACATCAGCAATAGCCTTAGACATTAATTCTTTCTTTAACTTTTCTCGTGTTAACTCACCTAAAGACTCACCCAAAGTATTAACTGCCCACACCTTAACAATATAAGGCTCTGTAACATAATCTGAATACTTCCAATCTTTAACTACAGCTTGAAACACATAAGGCTGCTCATATACTGCCGTCTCAAAATCCTCTAAAGTAATATACCTATCCATTGTGATAGCATTACGTCTAGCAAGAACTTTCATGTTTTGTAAATCAGCACTACTAGGTGAGTTTGATGCATCATATGATTTTGTTGTATTATATATCCTTTGTACATCTTGTATATTCATATTAATAGTATCTATCACATCCATATCGATAATACCATTAATACCATTTGTTGTTACAAAATTAATATCTAAACTCTCACCATCTTCAATTAACTGTAGAAAGTTTACAGACATTAAAACGTATACCTGACCATCACTATCAACATGTACAGAATACCATCTACCACCTTCATATTTTAGTAATGCATCATCACATTCTTTCCACACATTACCATGTTGTACTATTTCAACAGAACCATCTGAAACATTCTTGTATCCCAAATAGATACGTCTTGAAATATCGCCATCAACATTCTTATTACTAGTGAAATCATCCTTAGACCACGTGATAGACCTTGCCACACCTTCCATGACAGGAATATCAATGTAATCAAACTGACCACTACGTGTAATTGTATCTTTAGCTACAAAGTTTACAATACTAGAATTAATACTACTCGTAAAAGAAGTATATTTAGGTATAGTAATCTCTCTATCATCATTATTAACAAATACAATCCTTACCTTACACTCAGATGATTTTGCTAATGGTATTCTATAATTCATAGAACGTAATAATGCTCGTACATTTTTATCTTGAACAGCTGTATCTAAATATGTCTCAAAAGCCTGTGCATCAAGATAAAAGTTTTGCATATCTTGTACACCAGCCATTAACTCAATAAGTGTAATACCTAAGTCAGATTCATTAAAATCTGTCCACTTATCTGTCAACTTAGGTATAGCGTTAATCAATTCTTTACGAATACTAACAATATCCCTATTTGTATAAGACAATGTGTTATTACTATTAGCCAAAAACTAACCCCCTTTCTAGTATGATGTAGTACTAACAGCACCACCAAATTCATACATATCTACACCATCAATCGTCCTATTGAATGGATATACATATGAACCTATGATATTACTATTAGCTAACCTATATGTTATATGTACTGGAACAATATTTGAATCTTCCCAATTATTACCAATACTAACGTCTTCTACAACAATCCTCTTTTCCCAATTCCCTAAAGCTTCCTTAACATAAATAGAAACTAGGTCATGTGCTACAAATCTATTTTGCTCAAATACAACTAAATGTAATCGACTACCAAATTCAGGTAGAAAGAACCTCTCTCCAACCCTTGTAGATAGTATAGTATAGATACTTTCATTAATCTTATCTTCACCACTAATTACATTCGTTATACCTTTACCATCTCGTAAATTCTGTTTAAATGTTTTTGATAGGGATAATCCACTACCAGCTATTGTATCTTTAAATTCCTCGTTATAATAAAAAGCCATATTATCACCTATACCCCTCCCATTAATATATAATTAATTCATATAGTGAAATTAACACAAAAAATAGCGTACACATATATAAAAACGTGTACGCTATTTTAAGGATTGTATTATGTTATATAATCGAAAGGAGCGGGAAGTTCTATCGGAGAACTCCCCATAGTTAAGAAAAATGAAAAGAAAAACTTAACTACAAACAAATTATAACATAAAAATATATGTATGTAAATACCTACTCTATAATCTTGATACTACCTGCTTGCATCCGAATACTGTTAGAATTAACCTTAAATGAACTAGACTTAACATTAACACTATCAGCTTTCATAGTAATAGAATCAGACAAAGTAATAGTGGCTCCACTTGCTTTTAACACAATATCACCACTATCAGGTATAACTTGAATACCTCTACCACCCTCATAGCCTATATCAATCTTACCATCATGTATCTTAACTAATACATTATTTTCACCCTCCATGAGAATAAATTCTTTACCCTCAGCAGAAGAAATCTTAAACTTCTGGTCATTAGCATCTTCGATACCTACTGAGTTTGTCTTTTCATCTGTATCAAAATATAACATAGAGCCATGTCGGGATTTATAAATCATCTTATGTGTAGGTGATTCACGTTGAGACTCTAAAGGAACTTCATTAGCACCAACTACACCATTCCAAATACCAGTAGTCTTCTCGCTACCATATCTCTTTTCTAGTGTAGAATCAGTTCCAAATACAGAACCCAAATATACAGGTTTATTTGAATCCATATCCTCGAACATCACCCATACATACTCACCTATCTCAGGTACAATAAATGAACCATAATTGTAACCACCACCAATAGAGGAGCAATAAGATGCCCATGGAAGTGATTCTGTAGCAGTACCACCACTAGCAACAGTTCGATGTATCATAGGTACACGTACCTGTACTCTACCAATACCCAAAGGGTCTACATTATTTTCAACCCTAGCACGAAATATACCACCTAACTCTGTAGGGGCTTGTAGACTACCATAAAAGTCATTACTATTTATAGCCATAGGTTTTTAACCTCTATAACCACCATTATCTTTAGCACCTCCCGGATTAGCATCATTCCACTCAGTACCATCCATCTGAATATCAATGTGGTCTCCCTCAAAGTTCATACCTAAACCTAAAGACCTACCAAATTCAATGAATTCATAGCAGATACTACCAGGAGTGTTATCATCATTAATCAACCAACCACCAGATAACCCCTCAGGACCGAACCAATCATTAACGTCCATCTTCCAACCATTAGCATGACTATGTGGCCCACTAGCATGCTCACCATTTGTACCAGCAGTACATACTAATTTTTTATCTGTCCTATCAAAGAACCACTTACCTAAATCATCTAAAGCATTAGGTACACCTGCGATACACCCTTCAATAGATACGCTATCATTCTGCTTAACCCAATATTTACCATCAGAATCATGAATTTTATTTTCGTCCAATTTCTTAGCACCTTCACCTTTCAATTTCTTCTTAGCTTGGTCGCTATTTTTCTGTAAATCTAAACTCGTAGTAAACATACCATCTGAAATAGTATCTGTAATACCTTGAATATGATAGATGCCACTTGTATGATGTAAAAACCCAAATTTAGTATATACAGCAATTTTTATATGACCATTAAACTTAACTTTAGTGTTGCCCATTATTTCTAAACTAGCACCATATACAGAACTAAAGTATCTAGACCACATACTAGCGGCAGATGATTCTAAATTTTTAAATGAAGAACCACTCATACCTAAGACAACACCAACACCAGTAGAACTATCTGCCCTATCTTTATAAGCATCACTGGCTAAACTACCACCAATACCCTCAATAGTACACTCTAGCATCTCATTTCTAACAGAATCAATACTCAAAGCGTTTGTAGGTACTTTATCTGTAGCAATCTTATCAGACTCAAACTCAGGAGAGAAACTAATAACCTGACTATCTCTCCTACCTGTGTAAATCTCAAACTCACCACAAATCTCCATCTTTTGCTTTTTACCACCAAAAGTAATAGAGCGTACACCTTTTTTCATTTCCTCATCGGTAATACCATCTTTACCAATATCGACCTTAACACCATTTGTAGCATTATTTAAAGCACCATTTAACCCT